GGGCACAAACTCTGCCACTTGTTTGGTATGTCCACACTTGAGAGTTTGTAATTCAAATGTTGCTGTTTGATCTCGGTCACTGAGACCCAAGTTATAGAGTTCTACATTAGAATAATTTTCTAGATTTTTTTGCAAGACTTCAAAGTTTTTTAATACTGGTTCGAAACATATCACATGTTCAAAACGTTCGGCACTGGGTCTAGCAAATATACCAATGTTGGCACCAATATCAATCATGGTACGCTTGCGAGGAATATTGTTGTACACATACCAACGATAACGATTTTGATAATGTACATCCACCACCTCCTGCAGTCGTTCACTAAAAAATCCATTTGGTGGCTCTGGAGAATACCACAGAGAGTTTATTTTATACATATATAACTATTTAACCCAATGAAAATCAGTCTATTTAATAATTTTGGTGCATTGAACTCTGTACCTGTGTTTTCTGCTTTTGAACAAGGACTACGTGTCTTGGGCATGCAATCTAATAGTCATGATCTAGATGCAGATGTAGCAGTGATATGGAGTCATTTGTGGTCCGGGCGTATGCGACACAATCAAGAGGTCTGGAAAACATTCAGAGACTCTAGTCGTGACGTGATTGTTTTAGAAATAGGTATGTTAAAACGTGGTCGTACCTGGAAGGTGGGACTCAACGGTGTGAATCGTCGTGCTTGGTTTGGTCAAGATCTTCAAGACAACAGAGCACACAAGTTAGGCATACATCTACAACCTTGGCATCAAGGCGAAAACATTGTGATTGCTGTACAACGCAGTGACAGTGAGCAATGGTCTGGGTTACCTGCGCCAACGGTCTGGGTTGAGCAAACTGTTGCCAAGATTAGATCAGTTAGTGATAGACCTATTGTGGTTAGACCACATCCTAGACAACGCATTGCCGACATACCAGGTGTTATTATCCGTCGACCCCAACCAGTGGCCCATACTTACGACAGTTTTGATTTTGAAACTGACTTGGCCAATGCGTGGTGTGTGGTCAATGAAAACTCCGGACCCGGCTGCCAAAGCATAATATCAGGCGTACCAGCATTTGTTGGAATAGATAGTTTGGCGGCGCCAGTTGCTAATATGAACCTAGTAGACATAGAAAAGCCGTGGATGCCAGATCGCACGGCTTGGGTAGAAACTATAGCACACACAGAGTGGACTACAGAAGAACTAGCGTCAGGGTATCCAATTCAAAGAATGTTATCTAGGCTGTAATCTTGCTAGATCAGCATCAACCATGTCTTGTATCATGGTCTCAAAGTTGGTGCGTGGTTGCCATCCCAGTTGCTGTCTAGCACGAGAAGAGTCACCACGTAGGCTATAGAGTTCAGCAGGGCGTTTGAATCTTGGATCGCTCTTGACAAGATGTTGCCAATCTTGAATACCCACGTGTTCAAAAGCCACCCGACAAAGATCACCAATGGTATGTTGTTCTCCTGTGGCAATCACATAGTCGCTGGCCTTATCTTGTTGCAACATCAACCACATGGCTTCAACGAAGTCACCAGCAAATCCCCAATCCCGTGCGGCATCCAAGTTTCCTAGTGTGACAGAATCTTGTAGTCCTAGTTTGACACGTGCCACTGCGTCAGTTACTTTGCGTGTGACGAATTCACGACCGCGCAAAGGACTTTCATGATTGAACAAAATGCCCGAACAAGCATATAGACTGTAACTTTCACGAAAGTTAATGGTCATCCAATGTGAATATAACTTGCTAACGCCATATGGTGATCGTGGGCGGAATGGCGTTGATTCACCTTGCAAGCCCGGCTCAGTGGCATTGCCAAACATTTCGCTAGTACTGGCTTGATAGAATCTAGCGTTGGGATTGTGTTGGCGAATTGAATTGAGCAGATTCAATGTGCCCATGCAATTGACTTCGGTCGTGAGTTTGTTTAGTTCCCAACTGATACCAACAAAACTTTGAGCCGCCAAGTTGTAAACTTCTTGCGGCTTGATTCCTTGCATGATATGATTCATGTTGTTCTCATCGGTGATGTCACCTGTGATGAGTTCAATGTCGTTTTCAATTCCTAACCATTTGAGATTTTCCAAATTAGGATTTGAATAGCGTTTGACTAGCCCGTACACATGGTAGTCTTTTTCTATTAGATATCGGGCAAGGTAAGGGCCATCTTGGCCGGTCATGCCTGTAACAAATGCGGTCTTTTTCATACTATTATGTATCACACATAATAGGTCACACTTGAATATCTTCCATGCCTGCTGTTCTAAGCCTAACCACGTGTCCCATTTGCCACTGTTTGGTATCTAGTCCTTTGAGAATGCCCAGCCAGCGATTGCGTAGATAAGCCACTTCGTTGATCAGCGTTTCGTAGTCAATCACTTCATCCTCACCGTCTGTGTACTTTTCAGCATCTCTTGATGTTAGCGCACGAGCATAGTTTTCCATGTATTTTTGAAAATGCTTTCTACGTATTTTGCGTAGTTGAATATTGAGATAGTTCAGTACCGCTTCAATCTCTTGCAGTTGATTAAACCGATGTTCAGTGATGCCAGGCAAAGCAGTAATATTTTTTTCAACTATGCCATAGATTTTACAATCCTTTTTGGCATCTTCAAGTTCACGCTCGTAGTGACTGATAAAATCAGGGACTGCACCAAGACTAGCGACTACACGACTATACCACATGATTATTCCAATTTTCTAAATAAGGAAACAATTGTCTCCAGTTTGTACCTCGTCTACGATCCAATTCGTCTAGATGTGTATGCAATTGTAATATCTTTTCTTCATTGACGCAACTATTTTGGATCTGTAACCAAATTCCTCTAAGGTGTTCATGAAAAATATTTTCTTGCCAATTTCCCTGTGCAATTTTACTCAGTGCATGGGCAAAATCCTGATTCCAGAACGTTGGCCCAAATATGTCTGGGTTGTGATATTCTGGAGAGAAAACTGTTTGAAAATGATGATTGACTCGGCGTCGTTGCTTCCAGTGATTTATTTTTTCCAACAATACCGGAAAGGTTTTTATAGTAAGTGGGCTCAATGTACTGTTGATATTGAAATATATCCAGGGATTGTTTATTAGTGTTTGGATATTTTTTTCAATCACGTCAAGTTTAAGACCATACCTAGCATACTCTTGTTCAGGACCCCAACAATCCAAACTCACAGTGATATCAAACCGTTTAATTTTTCTTGTTGCTACCATGTTCTTCCACTGCTGTACCACAGATTCAAATTTATCAGGAGCATACATGAGATTGGTAACAATATTAAATTCTAAATCTCTGTTGGGATTATTGTTGAAAAACTCCATGCAACGAAAAAATTCTTTTTGATACAGTGGCTCTCCGCCCAACATGTGCAATCTTCTCAGTTGCAGATAATTGGTCTCTAACCAGGAAAAAAACTTTTCGGTATAAAGTGCAGTTTGATTTTTATCAATATCTTTAGATTCTATTATCAAACCATTTTTCTCAAATCTACCAAATTTTATATTTTCTTGTTGAATTTGCGAACTGTTGGCAGGCGTACAATACGTGCAAGACAGATTACATGTGTTGTTGACAAAAATTTCTAGTATCCTGGGTGTTACCTTGACGGCAGTTGGATCATGTTCTAATTCTGGCGGCACCAGTCCAGGCACTTGTGAATGAAACTGGCGATCACTTTGCCCCCCGGCTGCTTCAATTTTTTCACAATAACGGCAGCCTTCACTAGACTTCATGTAAGACAGAGGCTGTGGCCATTGCCCTTGTAACATTATATTTCTTTGCTCTAGTTTTTCGGGTGTGTTGTGAAAGTCGTCAAAATTATCTAATGCTATAGGATGTCGACCTACTCGGTGGCAAGAAGCGGTTGTTCCATCATTGAGAAAAATAGTACTCCAGGTCCACTTGAGTTGACAGGCTGTGGCTGTTTTGATAGGAAAAACTGATTTCATTATTGTTCTAGCCACTCAACAAAATGTGACGGCAAAGAGTTCAACTCAATGCTTCTGCGTTGTGTAAATTCTTTTAAGTACACATTGAGGTTGCTCTTTTGAGCGGGCACAAATGCCTCCGACAGATTTTTAATTATTTCTTGAAGTTGCAGTGGGTAATGGGCTATCTGATTTTTTAACGTTGACTTGGTAGTTTCATCAAGAATATTTACTGCAAAAAAATCAGGGTCTGTACAAGGGCTCCATACAATTTTTACATTTTCTGCATACTTGATAAAATTATCAATATCCAACAATGCTAAATTAGTCACTGTGGCATAGAAACTGTAAGAAACACCTTGCTGTTTGAGAATTTCTATATTTGATTCAAATCGATTCCAGGTGTTGCCATGTCGCAATAGTTCATACAGCCGGCCAGTTGATTCGACGCTGATTATCAATTGAACTTCTGCAAACTTGCTGAGTTTGACAATTTCTTTTTGAAATCTGTCAGAGTTTACGCCAAGCCCAGAGTAGATTTTTATAGGAATTCCGTGTCCGGACAATTTTGAAACCAATTCTTCTAATCCTAGATATAGAAATGGTTCACCGCCAGTGATGACGACTTCGTTGAGGGTTGAAGATTCTACCAATTGTGCTATTTCATTGAGCAAAGTATCATTGAAGCGATTGTTTTTTATATCTTTCTGACTGAGTTTCATCAACACTCGATCAGTGTCATTTAGAATATACCTATCGTCATTGGTAATGATTGAGTACGTACCATGATTGTCAATGTCTCTTGCCCAGGCTGAACTGTAATATTTACAGCAATAAACGCAGGTCATATTACAGTCAGACCCTACAATGATATGCAATATCTCTGGCGAGGTTGACGTCGCTGTATGAGTAGGCAAGTAACTTCTCATTGAGATACGTCTACTTACTTGAGATTTTGATTCTGGATTCCAGCAAGTACTAGCACAACTGACTACAGGCTGATTTGACAGCATTTGCTGTCGTTCAGCAATCATTTCAGGAGAATTAAACAGTTCTCCTGAATGTTGATTGAGGTGCTCAAAATTGATTTGTGCAGGAGTTGCCGCACAGCAACTCATAGTTTTTAATTTTTCTAAATCTACTGATAACCACCAGAATTTTTGCGAACAATAAAAATCTTTTGTCTGATCAAAATCAGTCAATTGATTCATCAATTTTCCCAGTCTTCGTCTTCATCTTGATCTTCTTCCTGGTCTTCATCTTCTTCGTCTTCGGCCTCATAGTCCTTGTCGTTGTCAAGATATGCTGTTAGAGCACGTTTGATATCCGTGTCACCTTTGAAAGCCGCATGGATATCTTCCACGTCCGAATCATTGTCCATCAAGATCTGTATTACAGTTTCGGCGGCTTCGGCACGATCCACTGTGTTTACAAAACGCTTGAGTTCACCCCAAATTTCACTGGCTATTGCTTCACTCATCTGCTGTCTCCTCCTGGGTACTTACCTCTGCTTTCTGATTTCCAAAGTCTGCCATTACCTTGTCCAGGCATGAATCATCATTCTTTTCCCATGCCTTACGGAACTTCTTGATAATTTCACCGTCACTTGTGGTAAACACAAGACTGTTGCCTTCACGCTTGAGCATTTCTTTTTTCTCAATCAAGTCCACCAAGCCCGAATATGGGCTCATACCTGTTGTGTATGGAATCTTGACTTGTACACCTTCAAATGGTTTGGCATAGCGTGTTTTCATGACTTTACAACCGGCACGGATACCGTTTACGTCCGATACTTTGTTGCCGTCTTCGTCTTCTTTGAGTTTCATCTTCTTCATGGCCACAACAATACTTGATGCATAGATAAAACCTTGACCACCTGAGATTTTGTCATCAGGATCAAACATGTCTTGACTTGCGTATGTGTGATTGGTACACACTAAACCCACGTTGTAACTACCAAACATGTTTACACAATTACGAACCAAGGCTGTGAGTGCTTTGGGTTTACGACCCAAGTCACCTTTCATTTCACCTGCGTCAAATTGGTTTACATCTGTGGGTGTTAACAACATGCCTAGACTGTCAATCACAAACATGACCTTGGGACGCTCGCCTTCAGGCAAGGCCTTGTAGTCACTCATGAATGTGGAGATTGTTTTGGCCACGTCGTCGATCATGGCCATACTTAATTTGAGCAATTTGCTTTCTGATGTGTCCACACCTAGTGCTTTGAGCCAGTCTTCGTCAAGAGCATTTTCACTATCAATCAACACCACAAAGATGCCTTGTGCTTGTGCGTTCTTGATAATGTTGCCTGAACATATATAACTTTTGCCTGCACCAGAGTCGCCGGCAAACACAGTGACCTTGCCCAAGGGAATGCCGCGATTAAAGTCTCCCGAGATTAAATAATTTAAGGCATAATTGCCTGTAGAG